GAATACGACGGAGACGCAAGCTACGGACAGAACCGAGCGAAAGATCTCGCCCTCTTCTTGGCTTCGCAGTATGCGAACCCCGAGCTGCGTCCTAATGAGATCAAGTTCGCACCGCAGGGTGATCCTTCGGTGCTGTATCCCGATCTGCTGTCACGCAACATTCGTGACCGAGTGACGGTGAAGTTCGCAGTGCCAGGCGGCGGCGCAGCCGTACAGCGTGACTGCTTCATCGAATCGGTCGCTCACTCAATCACGCCGGGCAACTGGACCACGACGTTCGGACTGTCCAGCGCCACCTTCTACACCGGCTTCTTCATTCTCGACAACACAAACCTCGGCGTGTTGGACACCAACAAACTCGCCTACTAGCAGGAGGACACCGCAATGGGTTCTGGCTACAAAGCTTTCACCGCTGGATCGGTGCTCACCGCATCAGACGTCAACAACTATCTGATGGAACAGGGCGTGATGTATTTCGCCACGACCACAGCTCGCGATACAGCAATCACCGCACCTGAAGATGGCATGGTCGCCTACATCGGTAGCAACGATGCCAACGAGGGTCTCTACACCTACAACGGTTCGGCATGGCGTAAGGGTCCAGGCTGGAATGCGCCGTGGGGCATCTTGGGTGTCGCCACGACCACTACCGAAATCTCTGGCTCAAGCCTCACCGATGTCGGCTTGTCGATTACGACCGCAACAATTCCAGCAAACAGACGACTGCTGTGGACGGTGTCAGGTCATTATCGGTTCCAGTCAGTCAATGACACTGGCGCCTTTGCCATTCACACAGGATCATCGGGTGGCTCTGCGATACAGACTGCAAACTTTCTCCCGATCAATACCAATGACCCGCAGTCGATCTCGTTCAGCCACATTGAGACCACGTCAAGCACTGCTGCATTGACTCGTCGAGTCACGCTGATCCGATCAGGTGGCACTTCAGGTGTTGTGCGATTCTTTGCTGACGCCGCACGCATTGGCACGTTCATTTGCCAAGACATCGGCCCATCGGGCGCACCTCTCTGATGGGGTACTACCTACTCGACAATCCACCGGCGTCGCCGCAGTTCTATCCATCAAGGAACTCGACACCGACATGGGCGATCGGTGTGCACACCTCCGAGGGTCCGACTGGACCAGGAAGCGCTGCCAACCTCGCACGCTTCATCTCGCGACGAAGCGATCCCGGCTCTTATGCGTGCATCGTCGACAGTGGGTCGACAGTGGTGCTGGTTCCACCGGACTACACCACCTTCAGCGTCGCAGCGTCGGGCTACAACTCGCGCACCTGGCACATCTGTCTCGCCGGTCGCAGCGCCGATCTCAGCCCCGACGATCCCAACACGCTGGCGATGATCGCTCGAGCAGGCGAAGCCATTCGGGCGCTGTGGACATTCCTCGGCATCGATCTCGCAGCGAATGCTCAATGGATCGGCACCGACGCACTCAACCGTCCCGGCCTGTTCTGCCACGGCGATGTCCAGCCGTGGGATCGCTCAGACGCCTGGTCTCGCCATCCCGATCGTGCAGCTCTCGATCAGCTTCTCATCGAAGCGATCGTCGGCCAACCAACTCCAAGTCCCCAGGAGGACGACGTGAAAGACGCTCTCATTCGTGACCCCCGTGATGGTGCGGTCTATCGAATCACCCAGCCGGGAAACATTGCCGTGCATCTTGACGCTGACGCCTACGCCTCGGCAGTGCAGTCGGGCATTCCGATGATCGGCGATGTGTCTCCTGCCATCCTCGGCAACTTCGGTCTCGTGCCGTCAATCAACGAGTCCAAGAAGTAACTCCCAATGATCGCCCAGGCATCGACGGCCATCAGCGACGGCCCCGGCTGGGGTGCTGCTGAGTGGGTCGCACTTCTCACCGGCATCTCGATCGTGCTTGGAGCCATCACCACTCTCATCGTGCAGATCATTCGACTGCGCACCGAGAATCGTGACCAGCACGATCAGAACGCACGCGCCAACAAAGAACGCTTCGACGAGTTGATCGGAGACGTGAAGCAGATCGGCGGCGCTGTGAGTGCTGTCGACGCCAAGGTCGACGCTGTCGCCGATGAGTTGCACCGCCATGAGGCTGTGCACCATCGCGGTCGTCGTCGCTGGTAGTCACATTCCCCAACAGACGGGCGACTGCATGACTGAGTCAACGCGCACGCATCTGGTCATTCCTGACACTCAAGCGAAGCCCGGCGTGCCGACCGACCACTTGGAGTGGATCGGTGCCTACATCGTCGAACGCAAGCCTGATGTCATCGTGCATCTCGGCGATCACGCCGACATGCCAAGCCTCAGCAGTTACGACGTGGGCAAGCGATCCTTCGAGGGTCGTCGATACAACGACGACATCGAAGCAGCCAATGATGCCTTCGACATTCTTTGCGCACCGCTCGAGCGATTGAACGATCACCAGCGCAAGGTCAAAGACAAGCTCTACAAGCCTGAGCTGCACATCACGCTCGGCAACCATGAGGACCGCATCAACCGGGCGACGAATGAAGACGCCAAGTTGCACGGCCTCATCTCCACTGACGATCTGAACTACACCGCTCACGGCTGGCAGGTGCATCAGTACCTGCAGCCAGTGTTCATTGACGGTGTCGGCTACTGCCATGTCTATGTCCAGCCGATGAGTGGCCGCCCGCTGGGCGGCGCAGCGGCAGGTCGACTCAAACAGATCGGCCACACCTTCACAATGGGCCACCAGCAGACACTCGACTACGCCATCAGATTCGTGGCCGGTCGAAGTCAGCACGGCCTCATCGCCGGCGCTTGCTATCTGCATGACGAGGACTACAAGGGACCGCAAGGCAACGCGCACTGGCGTGGCGTGATCGTCAAGCACCAGGTCGAAGACGGCTCTTATGACCCGATGTTCGTGAGCCTCGACTACCTGTGCCGCCGCTACGAAGGCGTCAGCCTCGCCAAGTTCACACAAACCATCTACTGACCACCGCCTGCAGGGAGGCATTCGTGGACACTCAACCGGGACCACTCTGGGACTCAGTCACCGCTGAAGCCGATCGCCTTGTGCACGGCAATCGTGGCGCGCTCTACAACCACCCCAGCGTGGACTATGGCCGCACCGCTGAGATCTTCGAAGCCATCACCGGCGTCTCACTCAGCGTGCCCGAAGCAGTCGCCTTCATGCTCGCAGTGAAACTCTCACGCATCGGCAACGCACTCGACCAGCAGTTCACTGCCGACATGGTGCGTGACTCAATCGTCGACCTCGCCGGCTACGCCGACTGTCTCTATGCGGTCTGGTCTGAAGCCACCGACGAAGCCATCGATGAATCACTCGTGGCCTTCTTCGACGAGCTCGAGGATGAGTGAGCAGGTATGGACGTGGGGAATCCTCGCCTGCGATCTGGTTGGCCTCGCCGTCTACGCACTCGTCATCGAGCGTCGCATCTGGTGGGGATGGTGCCTGACCGCGTGCCTAACCGGGCTGCCTTTTCTCGCCTACTCAACAATCGGCCCCGAACCTCGTCCAGCGTTCACCGTGCTCGCTTGCGTGTGGCTCGTCGTGCATCTTCGCAACGCCTATCTCTGGAGGATCAATGACCACTCCCGCTAACTATCCACTCTCGGTGCGCATCGGCGACACCGAAACGATCTCACTGACGATCCAAGACGAGAACGGCACCGCCATCAACATCGCAGGGCGCACCTACGCCTCACAGATCCGATCAAGCGCTGATGCCTCAACGGTCATCGCCTCGTTCACCTGTGCGATCGTCGGCAACGGTTCGACCGGTCAGGTCACTTGCACACTGCCAGCCTCAACCACCTCGGCTCTCAGCCCTGGCATGGCGGTGTTTGATCTGCAAGAAACGAACGGCACTGTCGTGACCACACTGCTCGCCGGTCAGGTCTCGATCGTGCAGGACGTGACTCGCTCGTGAACACTTCCGTGACGTTGCGCATCGCTGGCGATGTGATCGTGCGCGTCGGCGCTAACGCCGTGCGCGTTGTCGAGTCGCCAGTGCAACAAGTCATCGCCGTCGGTTCATCGACTGCCGGCCCTGTCGGCCCACAAGGCGCGACTGGCGCACAAGGAGCACAAGGTGCGCAGGGTGCAACCGGCGCTGCTTCGACAGTTCCTGGCCCTCAAGGCCCTGCCGGTGCACAAGGTGTAACCGGCGCAACTGGCGCGCAAGGTCCACAGGGAACTGCTGGCGCTCAAGGTGCGGTCGGTGCTCAGGGTGCTCAAGGAGACACTGGTGCTCAGGGTGCTACTGGTGCTCAGGGTGCTACTGGTGCTCA